GCCTTCGTAATCCTTCAATTCACGCTCAGCATCACCTATGAAGTTACGGATGCGAGTCCCAGGAGCGGTTTGAGCGGCCGCTAACCTGTCCTGCGCCGACGCAGCTTCTCTGCCTGCTTCGGGAACACTTTTGAGCTGCTTACGCAAGCTCTCGATAGTCGCAAGGGCCTCATCCAGCTTTCTTTGCAGCTCTTCCTTCTCGGGGCCGGATGCAGCTGCAATGCGTTGCAGCAATTGATCGCGTAGCGATAGTTCAGTCGTAAGTTGCGTGTTAATCGACTTGGTAAGACGATCAACATCGCGGCGTATCTGTAGTTTTGCAAGCTCGGCTTGAATAAGCTCCGGTGCTACCCCTTCGGCCTGCAGTCGGTTACGCAACTGCAGTGCTTCAATCTCACTCTGGATGTCTTTAGCTACTTGGCTAGCTTGTCGAATAAAGTCAGTAGCTTGCTCGGTTGTAAGGATGCTTGCCTTTAACTGTGCCTCACGATTCAGCTGCTCAACATACTGCGCTTGACGTGCTACCAAAGCACTGATGGCTTTCTGGCGTTCGGCCTCGGATAGTTTTGTCTGCTCCGCTATACCCTTTTGGGTTTGCGCTAGCTCGCGGTTGCTAATTGCGATCTTCGCGAGGCGTTCAACCTCGATCGCAGAGCGTTGTGGGTCGAATGCCGCATTAGCATTGCTAGTGACATCGTCGTAGGTATAACCCAGCTCAATTAGGCGATCTTGATACTGCTCGAGTGCGACCTGTGGGAAGAGCGCCTTGGAGATCTTTTCGAAGGCTTCCGCAGTGTTCGCTCTAGTGATGGCCTCTTGTACTGAGCGGAAACGCTCGAGGGATCCGGTCACACCTCTGATAGCTTCGTCATAAGCGTCAGCGGCCGCAGCGGCGTCTGGGATTTCCGAAGCTGCAGGTGCAGCGGCGCCAGTCGGACTGGCAACGGATGCGTCCAGGCCGTGCAGGAAGAGGTTGCCGGTCTGCAGAGAGGTGGCTTGCCAGCCGCCCGCACCGCCCCAAGAGGGGGTGCCAACTGGAGTGGGCACGAGGGTGCCAGCAGGGACGGCGATGTCGATGGCGCCGCCACCGGCGCGCTTACCGTGTACGGCTTGCTCTTTGGCCAGCGCCTTGCGGAGCTCGGCCTCGTCGAACATGTTCTTGACGTCGATCTTGGCGTTGCTGAGCTCGATGTATTCGAGGCCTTGGCCCTGCCAAGCCTTGATGATCGCAGTGGCTTCGTCGATGACGGCCTGCTTGTTGCCCGTTGGGCTGCGAATGTCGAGGTGGGGGCCGGTGCTTCTGGTGCCGGTGCTGCCGACGCGGAAGCCTGCAGTACCGCCCGCTCGCTGAGTAGCAGCGTTTTTCTCATAATCTGCTGACTTCTTGCGCAGATCAGCGATCTTGCGCTCGATGTTAAATCGGTAATCGCTGGCCGCCTTGTCGAGATTGGCAACCTCGATCGCGAGACTCTTCTTAGCAGCTTCAATGTCGAGCTCACCACGCTCTCGGGTGGCGATGTAGTTATTGAGTGCCTCGAGCGCTGTACGGGAGGCACCTTCTTCGCCCTCGATGAGCTTTGCGTTCGCCCGCTCTATCTGCTTGATGCGAAGCTCACCTGCAGCACGGAAGATGTCGACTTCCTTCTGCGCGAGGGCCTGGCGCTGCTGGAAGAGGTCGTTGTCGATCTGGCGCTTTAGATCACCGATTTCGCGCTCGAGGTTGGCCATGTTATTGGCCTTTAGCTCAATGTCGCGCTTGGCTTGCTCACGGTCGCGCGCGGCGTCTACTTCGCTTAGCTGCTGGCGAAGAGCCGCTTCCTCCTTGGCCAGCGAACGTCGCTGGTTAAAGTCAGAACGACCTGTGGCCGAGCGGAATATACGAGAAACATCAAATAGTTTTAGAAAATCTCCGATTAGATTGAACTCTTCAGCGTCTTTCTTTAGCTCTTTCAGCTTTATACGAACTTCATCTAGCCGCCTTATCGCGCGATCGTACTCGGCATTTACAATCGCAAGTTCAAAGTCACGAGCGGATTTAGTGGCACTGTCGGCAGAGTCCCCAACGTCTTTGTACGTAGTCTGCAGACGACGCAGAGCCTCAGCGGCGCGATCGCTGGAGCGTTGATTCTCCTGGGCACGCTGGAATCGACCGAAAGCATCTACGAGAATTGATATACCAACCTGAATAGCGACGACCCAGCCGAGTGAGGCAAGAATCGAGGCGCCTGCGGCTTTAGCGCCCGCACCGAGACCCTTGAAACCGGCAGCTAGTGTTTGTAGCTTGTTGCCAGAGGCTATAGCTTCCTTGCCAACTCCTAGTAGCTGAACACTTAGTGCTCTTAGGGCAGCAGCCAGGGCCGGAACGACTGCTGCAGGGCCTACAAGTGCTGTAGCAAGCCCAGCAAGGACAACAACCAGCTTCCCTATCGAAACAATTAGGCCGGCGACAACCGCAACCAAGCCGCCAAGTGCAGTACCGAGGCCCCCAACGGCGGGAATAACAGAGCTAAAAATGAAGCGACCGAAAAGCGCAAGCTGCGTAATCGCGTCTAGACCTGCTCGCTTAAGGAGACTAAGAACTGCCGCGACCTCGGAGAAGTAACGGACTGCTGGGGTATTAAGGAAGCGGGCATAAACAGCGAAAACAGCGGCAAGACCTGGAGCAAGAGCGCCTACGACACTTGCGATATTCGCCAGCGCAGATGCCAAGGCCTCGAACGTTCCTACCTTGATGCGAATGAACGCTTCGGCGATGTTTTTGAATGCATCAACCAGGATCAAAGCTGTGGGCTTTAGTGCTTCGATTGTTTGCGATAATGCGCCAACCGTGCGCACAGCGACTTGTTCGAGCTGAGAAAAGCCACGCTGTGCTACCTCAGCAGCAGCTGCAGCGGCTTTGCTGGGGTCTCCACCGCCTACACCCGTCCGGCCGGCGGTTAGACCGACGATCAGCTGACCTGCGCGACCGATAGCTTGACCGGCGCCAGAAGCAATGGCGAATATCTGCTCGCGGATACCGAATAGGGTTTCAAATACAGAAGAGAGGGCCGAAAGCAGTGGGTCGAGGAGACCGCGGCCAAAGTTCTGACCGATGAGCTCACCGAGGTCGGCGATGTTGGATACGACGCCGGAGAAGCCTTCAGCTGCGATGCGTTGGCCGGCCACGGCGGCGGCGAGGCGTGCTTCGAGGAACTTGGTAACGCCTCCAGTTTGTGACTTGGCGCGTTCAACGTCCTCGTTGGTGATACCCAGCGCTTTGGCTAAGTAGGAATCCGTGGTTATGTCACCGCGCAGGATAGATCCGATCTCCTGGCGCGCTTGGTACAGGGGGATGCCGAATGTACCGAGGGCGGCGGCGAAGTTGATGGCAAGGTCTTCTGCCTCCTTGAGGCCGCCGCCAATCTGACCTACCTGGGAAGCAACGATGCCGAAGACCTCGATCACCTCGTTGGAAGTGACGCCGGCGAGAGCGATTGACCGTTCTCGGATGGAGTCGATGCGCTCCGCTACGGCGCCAGTAAGAGCGACAATCTTCTGGTAGGGATCGGTGATCTCCTTGCCGTTTGCGAATACTCGGTTGGTGGACGCGAGCGTCGTTTGAGTCTTTAGGATCGTCTCTCGGAGCTTGATCTCACGGCCGATGGTGTTATTAAAGAAGCCGTTCCATGCGGATTGGAGAACGCCTACGGCTTCTTTTAACGCGAATGTCGCAAATCCGATTCTGGCTAGAGTATCAACAAGTCTGTTGCCCGTACTTAATGCTGTGCCTAGTGTATTAGCTAATATGCCTCCGGCTTGCGCGTTATCCTTTAGCGCTGTGCCGAAACGGAACTGCTCTTTAGCTGTAGCTGCTGTGTTTTTGCTTAGCTCTTCAAACTGCTTTACTTTATCGCCTACACCGGGGATGTTCTTCGTTACTGAGTAAAACGTCTTTATATTATTGCTCGCTGCTCCTATGTCTTTCTTTAGTTCGCTGAAATTTCTATTTAGTCCGCGTAGGTCAATGTTTAGCTTACGTGATCTAGTAGCCTCATCCGCAACACGTCCTACCGCTTTAAGGCTGCGCTCAGCCTTCTGAGTCTCAGCTATTACATTGAGCCGAAAATCAGACACGGACCCATATTCGCTAGTCGTATGTTAAGCCCCATCGGACGCGCTGGCAGCTAGGGCTGCATACACATGCAGGGGTATGCACCGGGTCCGCACAAGCTCGGACAAAATGAACTTAGTGGGTGGGTCCGCTTTATCGGAAGCCGCAGAAGCAGGTTTCCAATCCGGGAATGGCAGAAAATCGCGTGGATTGACCTTCGGAGCAGGCCTCTGCGATCCCGAAAAACCATGTGCTACATGAACCACAAGCGCATTAAGCCGTGCTGTAGACACGCTCTGAGCATTGAGCAGGCCACGCTCATGATCGTCAATCCGCCGTAGCAGCCAGCGGATCGTGCTGATCGGGGTGCGGAGGAACAGCGCAGGGGTGAAGTCACCTCCGACGGGAGACGCACGTACTCGGAAGTACACAGCGTCCCAGTCGGCTAGAGGCGTCCGCAGCGCTTCTTCGGTTTGCTTCAGGATCTGCTCGGTGGAGGGCTGAATTGAGGCTCCTCCTCCGATTCGTTTCCCTCTGCAGTCGGCCAGCCATCACGTTCCCAAGTCAGAAGCTCAAAAATTTGCTCCATCAGACGTGTCGGAATAGCCTCGGTGTCCTCCTCGGTCCAATCTTCTAGCTTTTGCCACTCCTTAGAACGTGGCAGTTTCGCTTCGCCGCGATAGCGCATGAACAGCGTCACGAAAGCGACCTGCTGTTCGACGGCACCTATGGCATCGCGTTGCAGTTCCTCAAGCTCGGGGGCGTAGTCGTACAGCAGCTCTTGATCTTCGTCGGCAGCGTTGCTCAGAAGCTCGATGGCTTCCTTAGTCGAGATGCCTTTATCCTTAGCAATCCGCTGGGCAAGCTTGATAGAGCGGAACGTCGACTTCGATTGCTTACGGCCTAGGGCTTCAATTCCCTTAGCTTCGCCTGGCACCAGATCGTGGTAAATAGGGAAGCGAAAAGGGCCGATGTTGTGGTACTCCTCAGGTGAGAAGAGCAACGATGCGTACTTAGACATCAGTTAGTGGTAGGTCGATGGCCCATGACCTGAAAGGCTCGGCTTGATTGACGAGCTCGTCAGGTAACTCAACCATTACGCTAGCAGTGCCATACGCTAAGCGTATAGACTTAAACGGGACGAGGGGCTCCAGATACAGGGCGCCGCAGTGAAGGGCGTCGTCTTGTATTTGGCAGTTCACCGCATAAACCATGTGGGCGGCATCCATCAATAGATCGTGTTGCATAAAAAAAAACCCCGCAAATGCGGGGCTGAGTGTTGGCTCGGTATCAGTCTGACCCTCAAGCGGTCTTGAAGAGGCTTTCGAAACCCTGCAGAGCGAAAAGAACGCCAGAAGCAGAGGGGTTTCCAGCTCCATCCAGTGCTTGCTTGATAGCACCGTCGGCAACACGCAGGCGGTAGATCGTGCCCGCTGCCAGGTCGGAAGTCGGGTTGATCGTAACCACGTTGTTGCCCGCACCACCCAAAGTGACAGTGGCAGGAACCACAGCGCCAGTCGCTGCAACCTCGAGGCGGAAGCCGGCACCATCGGTTTGACCGAGGTTCAGCTGCGCTAGCGCAGTAGCACCATCGCTGGTGTAGGTAACAGTCAGGTTGTCACCAACAGCGATGCTGTCAGCGTTGGCAGCAGGCACCACCGCATAACGGCGATCACCAGAAGTAGCAGCGGTAAACAACAGGCTCGACTGGACGCCTCCGAAGGCCAGCTCGGTTGAACCGGCGTCGTAACGGCCGAAGACCGGACGACCTCGGGACATCAGGTCGAAGGACACTTCGGTGAGTCCCTCAGCGGTGAGGTTCTCGTTGTAGTTCATCACCACGGCGTTGAAGCCGGTGAAGTCGTAGATGTAGTTGCCGCTCTCACCGTTGGCCTGCCCGAGCTCCTTGAGGAACTCAACGTAAATCTCAAAATCCTTGTTGTAGCGAGCTTTCTCGATGAGGGCGAATCCCTCTTCGTAGTTGCCGCGGAACTGTGGGCAGTTCTGGCCGGCGGGAATCTCAGTCTGCTTCAAAAAGTAAGCAGTCACTGAAGCCTGCACCGACGAACCGGTGATCAACGAATCACCCCAACCATCATCACCAAGGAGGCGAAACTCCTGGTTGTTGTCGTTGATGGCAAACGAGGTGTTGCTTACGCCTTGAAGCTCTACATAGCTAGAGCCGGCATCAAGCGTAGGCAGTGTGACAAGACCTGCGCTATCGCGAGTAGCGAAGTAACGGCAGGGAGGGGTCAGATCCACGGCTCGGACGAGGGTCCGGTGAGCCTTGTGGAACGACAGCCCGATGGCGTAGTCAGCCATTGTTGGGACTCCTTAAGGGATCGGGGGGTTCAAA